CCTTTTGCATTGCTTTCGGCATAAACTCTTTAGGAACTATCTTCTGAACGGCAGAGCCAAGTTCTTTGTAAGCATCCCCGGCATCGTTTCGATAGCGAATCATTTCATCGTACACAAACCGTAATACTTTGACTTCAAAAGCCGGATTTATCCACATAGCAAATTTGATAAACAGAAGCGGATTCATCCAAACTTTATCGGGTGTTTTGCCTTCTTTCGTATTTCTACCCTTAACTTTTATAAGTAGTTGATTTTCACCAATGAGCATTTTTGCTCTATGGCTTTCATCCTCTGCAAGAGCTTTCAAAAACTCTGATGTATTATCAGATTCTAAGAATTTACTCATTTGCCTTCTCGGATTCCCTTCTACATTATTCCACTGCCGAAGCAATTCAGTTCCGTCAAAATAACCATCACTCGTGCGCTGAACCACAGAAAAACTATCAATGTATCGCACCATTTCTTGATTTGTTTTCATATTATAAATTTAGATTTTACTTAACAAAGATTTCTCCCTTTTACGGGAAAGTTCACGCTTGTTTTCTTCAAGTTCTTCCCAACGATTAATAATTTTGGCTCGTAAATTTGCATCATAACCACTTGCGAGAAGAAGGCAATCCTTTTTGGTGAGAATGTAACAAGACACTTCTTTGCTTCCACCGTTTGGCATAGGTTGAGGTCTTGATGATAATTCAAAACTGAATTGTCGTCTATCTTCCAGTTGTTCAAGGATATTGCGAATATCTCGCATTACATTTGAATGAGTTTTGCCCGTAATTTCTGCAATCTGCAAGGAGGTCATTGTTCTTTTTTTACCTTTTCCCTCATCAATAGGTATTAACTGATTAAAATTTTCCATATCTTTGCACTATAAAGTTAATGTTTTCCCCATCAGCGGCTCGGACATCTCCGCTTTTGGGGAATTATTTTGTCCGATCTTGTAGTAGGCAGGGAATCGAACCCCAATACGCCATTACTCGTACCTACTGAACCCTCCTTAATATAATAGTCACGCTTGACATAATAATAAAGAGAAAGGGCAAATCCCGATGAAGCCTAATGTGGTTGCCTGCCTCAAAGAGAATGCCCTATAATATTTTATTCCAGTTCATGACAACCACGAAATGAACCTAACAGCATTGTTTCCGACACAAATATAGAAACGATATTTTCACCATACAACAACCTAAAAATCAATAAAATAAATTCGGTAAACATCAGTAACAAACGGTAAGAATCGGTAAATAAAAACAGTTATATTTACTCTAAAATTTAGACATAATATAAATAATGCACGTATCTACCGTATTGTGACGAGATATTGGTTACAATTTATGATACCGTTCAAATAATTTAGAAATATAAAAGACTGTAAATAAATATATTGCAGAAAACGTGTTAGTCCCCATTCTTTTTATATCTTACCATAACATTGCCTTCGGATTCTATTTTACAGTTTCCACCATGAACATATACATAAACTTTAGCCACATCGCTTTGCCTTACATGTAGTTTAGCCCGATCATATACACTCACAAAAACTTTGGCGCAATCTTCCACTTCAAGAGTCAATTCACTATCATGGCGCAAATGGAGAGTAGCGGCTGTAAATTTACCGAAAGAAAGCTTGCCTGAACATTTACCGTTCAGTACATATACACCATTGTTGCCTCCGGTCACTGGTTCATCAACAAAAATAAGGTTTTGATGAAGCAGGCTCCGGTCAAAATTACCTTTTATATATTCCACCGTCGGATAATCGTGTTCAATACAAAAATCAATGCCCCGTATATACATTCCGATCAATTCTTGCTGGCTTTTATTGTTTTGCCAGTCACCTTGCCATTGTGTGCAGAGGCCATACGATACGGCATGACCTCTCAATTCACTATTCAATCTGTTCATAATCATATATTAAACTTGTTTACACCGTTTATATTCCTATGTAGTATATCCCTGATTTCTTCCACAAATTCCACATTCTTTGCTGTATTTATCTGTATCATTGTCAGTTGTTGTAATTGTGCTTGTGCTATTACATTATAGGCCGGGAACAATTCTTCAACCAATCTGCGCACATACTCCCGTTTAACACTCACGTCAGCCCGGATTGCATTTATATAAGAAGCCAAAAGGTTAGCGGTATTTTCAGTAACATTCTGTATGCCTTTAGATAAACCACTTCCACTGTCTTCTTCCTCTTCCTTCATACTGATACCATATTTCTTTTCCATATAGTTATTCAGTTTGTCAAGCATGGAATAGTAATCATCGGTTTTCTCACTTACCCCCATTAGATAGTCCGCAATACTTTCCAACTCCTTTTCGTCAAGAGAGAAATCCTTGCCGAAATAACCACTCATTCCATCCTCACCAAAAAGCATCTTTTGAAGCTGTTGCATGGCCGGTTCCAAAATACTTATTTTGAGAATGGAGTTCATAACATCACCCATAATGTCGGCAACCTTATTTTTGAAAGCTTCGGCACCATCCTCGCCTTTCTGCCATGCCTCATACAAGGCATCTCCCAGCTGTGAAGCCCAGTCTTTCAAATTAATGCCATAAAGAGATTCAGCCGTTTCTTCGGCAAAATCCTTTATTTGCTGTTTCATCTCCGCAATCTGATTCTCATAATCAGCCACCTTGCTATCATCCGTCTTCTTCTTGTCAATTTCGGCTTGCCGTTGTTTCTCCAATTCTGAAAGTTGTTCTTGCATCAAGGCACGTTGATACCCGTATGCACCACCTTCATCGTATGCCGAAACACGTTTTTGAAGTTTTTCCGCTTCCTGCTTATATTTCTGCAAAGACATCAAATCGAAGATGTTGATCTTTCCCTTATTGCGTATTGCATCAATCTGATTATTTAATTGATTCAACCGGGTACGGTCATTTTCTGCATCTACAAGTTTTAGTTCCGTGCCACTGCCCAAGAAACGTTCAAGAATACCGTCAATTTGTTCGTATATATATTGCAACTGTTGAGCACGAAGTTTACTCTTTTCAATAGCCTTATCGAGTTTCTTATCATGCGCTTGTGCTATCTTCCCAATCCAGTTTACAGCTTCACCGGCAGCGGCAGCAATACCACCAACTATTCCACCTTTGGCGAATCCCTGCCCGATATTGCTTATAGAAGACATGGCATCCTGCACATTACCCATCGTGTCGGCCATACCCTCATTGCCCAAAGCATCGAACATGGAAGACATCTGTCCTGCAAAATTGCCGACAAGATCAGCACTTTCAGCGGCACTTTCTCCCAACCGTCCGATTTTCTTTTCCAGTTTGTCGCTGTCTTTTTCAGAAGTAAAAAGTTCTTTTACATTCTTCGCTAAGGTTTTGAATGGATTTACAGCCAACTGTGCATCTTGCAACTGGGGGATGGCTTTTATCAATTTATCCAACAAAGAATAAGCACCCTTAACATTTTCAATACTACCATCATCTTTCGTAAAAAAAGAAGTAAATCCATTGGGCTTTCCATCGCTATCATAGGAAACCTTTGCATTATTCTTGATTTCCCTTGCGATACGTTCAGCCTCTTTCAAATCAGAGAATGAACGTTGCTCTTTATCTCCAAATATTTTCTCCCATTCAGGTAACAATTGTAATAAGGTCGATTTTAATTCAATCAGCTTCTTATTATATTCATCAAGATAAGCCTTCTGAACATTGTTTAGACCTGACGTATCACCAACCAACTCCCCATTTTTTCCGACACTTAATCCAGTCTTTGATGCGTACTGTTCACTTAATATTCGTATCTTTTCTATCGTTGATCTTGCATTGGCAATAACCTTTGTATCATCAAGTGCAATACTTACCTTATCTTTCTCAAATGCCTCTTTAGCATCCTTCCACACCTTAAAAAATTGCTTATATAATGGGCTGTCTTTACCTCCTAATATACTTTCTGCTTCATCGTCACTCAAAGTGAATGGAAGATCAACAGCCTTTTCTTTGAGTTTCTTTTGTACTGTATCTATTAAATATTGCGCTTCATTCTCATAATCAGTCAAAAAACCAAAAGCATAAGTTGAAGCATCCTTCTTACTTGCACCGGCATTGATAAGCTGCTTGTATATATCCCATTTCTTTGAAACATCAGACACG